CCGCAGTTGCGGCACTCCCACACCTTGACCTCGCTCTTGGCAAAGACCTCCGCCATCTCCACATTGTGCAGCAGGGCGCGGTAGCGCTCCTCATGGTGCTTTTCGATGGCGGCGACCAGACGGAAACGCTGGGCCAGCTCGTGGAAGCCCTCCTCGTCGGCGGTTTTGGCGAAGCCGTCGTACATATCCGTCCACTCGTAGTTCTCGCCCTCAGCGGCGGAGAGAAGGTTTTCGGCGGTGTCACCAATGCCGTTCAGCTCCTTGAACCAAAGCTTAGCGTGTTCCTTCTCGTTGTCAGCGGTTTTGAGGAACAACGCCGCGATCTGCTCGTAGCCTTCCTTCTTGGCCTTGGAGGCAAAATAGGTGTACTTGTTGCGTGCCTCGGACTCACCGGCAAAGGCGGCCATCAGGTTTTTTTCGGTTTGAGTCCCTGCGTATTTCGTTTCTTTCATGGTGGATACTCCTTCCTGTTTTTCTGCTTTTATTGTAGCAAATTGTAGCAAATCTATGATTTTCTTCTGTGACGAAGTCACATTCCTTTTTATTTTAGGCGATTTAGTCTGTTCTTATCCCGCAGCGTGATTGCGCCTCGCCTTAGTTCCACAAGCCCGTCCTCCGAGAAGCCTTTGAGCATCCGCGCCACCGCCTCCCGCGCCGAGCTGATGTGCTGGGCGATCTGCTCATGGGTCATGCGTATCGTGTCGGAGCCGGTACGCTCCGCTTCGGCAAGGAGAAATTCTGCCAGCCGCCGATCCAATCCCTTGAACATGATCTGCTGCATCGCCCACATCACATCAGAAAACCGTTTCGTTGCCAACTCATAGAGGAAGCAGCGGACATGAAGATTTTGCTCCTTGAGTGCAGCAATGATATTTGCGGGGATAATCAGAACGTCCGTATCCGGTCCGGCAGTCATTTGCGTATCAAAGGTGATCTGACTGATCACACAGGAGGCAGAAAGCACGCAAAGTTCGCCCGGATATAGCCGGAACAATGTGACTTCTCGCCCTTCCTCCGAGAGAAGATAGGTGCGGATCTCGCCGGAAAGGACGAACAGCATTCCAAGACATTCGTTGTCGCTGCTGTGTATGAACGCGCCCTTTTCATAATGACGGACAAAGGCACTTCGGTGCAGCGTTTCTTGCTCCTGTTCGGTCAAGGATGACCAGAACGGGAGTTGTGTCAGTGTGCGTTCCATATCAATGGCAGCTATGCTTGCCGCAGCCGTGGTCACCGCAGGTGTGGCCTTCCTCGCCGTGCTCATGGTCATGGTGGTCACAGTGAACATTGGGATCGTAGCCCAGATTTCCGCTGAGCAATGCGCTCACCGCTGCGTCAGCGTCCCCGCTGACACCGCCGTAGAGCTTGATACCCGCTTCGGCCAGAGCTGCCTGCGCACCGCCGCCGATGCCTCCGCAAATCAAAGTGTCCACGCCGTTCTGCATCAGGAAGCCTGCCAGTGCGCCGTGACCGCTGCCGTTGGTATCAACAACTTCCGCATGGACGATTTTGCCGTCCACAGCTTCATAAAGCTTGAACTGTTCGGTGTGGCCGAAATGCTGAAAGATTTGACCGTTTTCATAGGTAACTGCAATTTTCATAATGGATTCTCCTTTGCAATTTTTATTGGATTTTTCTGTGTTGGCTCTCTGCGTCCGGCAGCAGCGGCCGCAGTGGGCTGCCTCCTGTCCTCCGCAGATGCGGTAGTTTCCCCCGGTGATGTGCAGCGGTTTCCCGTGGACAAGACAAGCTGCGATCTTGCGCCGTGCGCTTCCGTAAATCTCCTGCACGGTAGAGCGGGAAATGTCCATTTGCGCGGCACACTGCTCGTGGGTTTGCTGCTCCAGGTCAACCAGCCGCATGACCTCGTACTCGTCCAGCGTCAGCAGGATCGGCTCTCTATCCCCACATCCGTCGGGACAGAATGTATCGACTTGCGGCGCACCACAAATCCGTCGGCACCGTGGCGGTCTTGGCATGGACGCTTTCCTCCTTTTGTTTTCGGTATATACCGATTATACAACGTGATTAGAGAATTGTCAATAAGAAGTGAGCGTTTTACCACCCTGGAATTTGAAGGTCATTCGTCTGTCAGCGTGAACGGTCACTGTGTCAATGACTGTCAACCAGAGCTTTTCGTCAAACTCGGTGAGGGCATCCAATTCCTGCACCTCGAACATAAATGCTCCGATGGCTTCTGCCTGGGCTTCCCGTGCAGCTTTTGTAGTGCGGAGCTGTTCGAGCCGTGCCTTGGCTTTTTCATACCGCTCTACAAACCCATTGTACCGGGCGGCGTATTCTTCCTGGTTCTGTGCCGTCTGCGAATTCTCCGCAATGCAGCGTTTTGTCAGTTCGGTCACAACCTCGATTTTCTCAAGTAGGGTCTGGATTTCCTTATCAATACCCGTGCAGTCCGTCAGCGTAGCCTGCATCAATCGGCAATCCTCAAGGATGTTGTCTTTGCTTTCGATGATAGCGTTAAGGGCGGTCACGAACCGCGCTTTAATGGTTTCCTCGTCCAGATGCGGCGTTTCGCATTTGTGCTCACCCTTGAATTTGCTGTTGCATTGCCAGATGACCCTGCGGTATTTTGAGGTCGAGTTCCAGACTTTTGAGCCGAAGTAGGAACCGCAGTCCCCACAGACGATGCGGGAAGAAAAAATGCTCTTTCCGCTGTACTGGCGGCTGATCTGCTTGCGCCGCGCAAGCTCCGTCTGAACCTTGTCGAACTCTTCCGGCGTAATAATCGGCTCATGGCTGTGTTCCACATAGTACTGCGGAACTTCGCCCTCATTGACCTTCCTCTTTTTTGTGAGGAAATCGACCGTGAAGCATTTCTGAAGGAGTGCAGCGCCCTTGTATTTCTCGTTTTGAAGGATGCTTTCCACTGTACTGGTCTGCCAGCGTTGTTTTCTCGATGGAGTCGGAATCCCATCTGCTGTCAGTTCCTTTGCAATGGCTCCCGGCGTCAGCCCTTCCATGAAACGAGTATAAATCCGGTGGACAACGATTGCCTCCTCCGGAACGACTTCTGGAAAACCGTCCGCTCCCTTGCGGTAACCGAGGAATTGCTTGTATGGGAGGTTGACCTTTCCATCCGCAAACCGCTTCCGTTGTCCCCAGGTAACATTCTCGGATATGGAGCGGCTTTCTTCCTGTGCCAAGCTGGACATAATCGTCAGCAGCAGTTCCCCCTTGCCGTCAAAGGTGTAAATGTTCTCCTTTTCAAAGTAGACTTCTACGCCTTTTTCTTTCAGCTTGCGGATGGTAACCAGGCTGTCGACCGTGTTTCGGGCGAAGCGGCTGACTGACTTTGTGACGATGAGGTCGATTTTACCGGACATGGCGTCGGCGATCATTTCATTAAAGCCGATGCGATGCTTGGTATTCGTGCCGGAAATGCCCTCGTCGGTGTAAACCTTAACAAACTCCCATTCGGGATTGCGTTTGATGTATTGCGTGTAGTAATCCACCTGTGCCTCGTAGCTGGTGAACTGCTCATCGCTGTCTGTGGACACTCTTGCGTATCCTGCGACCCGCCGTTTTTGTACAGCCACCTTGGAAAGGTGCGTCAGCGGATTGATGGTCGGCGGAATGACTGTGACCGACCGTGCTGCTGTTCTGCTCATTTCTTTTTCCTCCTTGCCTGCAGTGCCCGCTGTCGTGCTTTTTCCTTCATTTCAGGCGTCCAGCTTTCTGCTCTGGAGCGGTCTGTCCACCGTTTAACGATTTCAGAACCGTCGTCCATGCAGAACACCACCATATTGCTTTTCTCTGCTCTGATTGCCGTTATTTTGCTTCTGACCATATCGGGGTCAAAGCTTACTGCGCCCAACACCTCGCAGGTGAGGACTTCGAGCGTTTCTTCTGGAATCCGCTTAGCGGCACATTCGGATTTTCCTTTTGTCTGGAATGTAGTGCAATTCCAGTAGTGTTTTTTGCGGTAAGTTACGCGCTTATATGTGTTGCCGCACAGTCCGCAGTGAATCAGCCCCGAAAAAACTGAACGAGTCGGTTTCTTGCGGTTGGCAGCCTGCTGTGCCAGCATTCTGAGCCGCTCCTGTGCCTTATCAAATGTTGCCTGGTCTATGATTGGCTCATGCGTTCCCTCGGCATAGTACATCGGAAGCTCTCCTCGATTGGGTAACAGTTTCTTTTCAATGTGGTTGTTGCGGTATTGCTTTTGCAGGAGTGCATTGCCGAGGTACTTTTCATTGGATAAGGTATTCCGCATCCGCTCCGCACACCATGTGCCGCCGAGAACGCCTTTATGTCCTCTGGCATCAAGGTCACGGCAGATGAAACTCATGCTCTCGCCGCCGTTGAACCGTGCAAATATCTCTCGGACGATGGCAGCGTCCTTCTCATTCACCTGAATGCCGCCCGGTGTGATGTCATAGCCGAACAAAAAGCGGAGGTTGATGATTTCTCCGTTTTCAAAGGCTTTTCGGACACGCCATTTCTGATTTTCGCTGGCTGACAAACTCTCTTCCTGTGCGTAGGACGCCAGGATGGTCATCATCAGCTCACCGTCCGTACTCATGGTGTGGATGTGCTGCTCTTCAAAGAACACATCTACGCCCAGGCTTTTCAGCTCTCGGACAGTCTGAAGAAGCGTCACCGTATTTCTGGCGAAACGGGATATGCTCTTCGTAATAACAAGATCGATGTTCCCTTGGCGGCACTCCTCAATCATGTGCTGAAACCCGGCTCGTTCTCTCTTTGTGCCGGTCACAGCCTCATCGCTGTAAACGCCGCAGTACATCCACCCGTTGTGGCTCTGAATCATTTTACTGTAATAACTGACTTGAGCGGACAGCGAATGCAGCATGGCATCCTTTCCTGTGGAAACACGGGCATAAGCGCAAACCCGCAAAGCTTTCGGCTGTGCGGGTATTAGGTCATCGACCCTTTCTACGACTCTCTTCATGTGGTTCACCTCCCTTTGGTGTGTGACATATTACCTCTAAAAACACGATTTATCCAGTGATTTCAGCGGAATATACTACACGAAGATATGCCGTATTTCTTGGCTATAATTGTATCGATCTTAGCGTACTCTTTGGCTGATATCAGCCCCTTGGAACGCATACTCCGGGCGAGTGCCATCGCCATCTGGTAGGCAAACAGGCGCTTATCGTAATCACTCATGGTCGGCCTCCTTCCTGCGGAATTTCAAATAGCAGTCACGGGAGCAGAACACCCGATGGCTGTTGCCATAGCTTTCAAACTGCTTCCCGCAATGTCGGCAAGTGAGTGTGTAGTACGCTTTTCGCTGCACACTTTCAGGGTGCGTGTTCCACCACGCCATTCGGCAAGCATCGGAGCAGAACATCCTTTTCCGTTTATGCGGTGTCTGCTCAAGCGGAGCCAGGCAGTTTCGACACAGGGCATTTGAGCTCGGTGGCTCTTTGATCTGCACAGGATGCCTGGCGCAAAAGGACTTTACTGTGTTTAGCGGTAGCCCTGTTATAGCGGATATTTTCTTATAGCCGTAGCCCTGGTGTTGGAGTTCCACAATTCGTGAGCGTTCCATGTCTGTCATAGTGATACCTCGTTCCTGAGAAATAGCGTTTCTCGCTATACCCAGAGAAAAGGCACTTTTGTCAGGGTAAAATGGGCAAAAAAATAACGCCCTCCACGGAAAAATCCGCGGAGGGCGTGTGATAGGTTCGGTTTACTTGTTCGGAATCTTCAGCTTCATGCCGCTGTAGATGACATTGCTTTTCAGCCCATTCAGGCTGACGATTTCCTTATAGCGGCTGCCGTTGCCGAGATACTTCTTGGCGATTGCCCAGAGGGTGTCACCATGCACCACGGTGTGGTTGCGGTAATCCTCGGAGGGTTTCGTGCCTGCCACGGCGAGCGCAGAAGTTTTGACCGGCGACATGATGGCGTACCTGCCGGACTCATCCTTGTTGATGACCGCACGGTCGCCGCTGACCTCTACCACATACCAGCGGAGCTTCTTCACCCAGCCGGGAATGGCTTTGCCGTTGTAGTAGGTGCTGCCCGTGATGGTCACGAGGTCACCGGCCTTGATAGACCCGGTGGGCTTGACCGTGTCGGCAGGTTTTACATCACCGCCGAGAGCTGCCGTGACCTTGGATGCCAGATCACCCATACGGGCATACATCCAGTTACCGGGGCAGCTCTTGTTCGCAAACCATCTGTGGACGGTCAGCACCATCTCGTCGGATTTCGGGGTGTAGTTCAGCGTCTTGGTCTTATCGCCGAGCCAGAGCAGCTTTGTCTTGCCGTTGCGCTTGCAGATGTCGGCGCAAAGCTCGATGAGTCTCTTGTACACCACATCTTTGAACGCATACGGCTCGGAATTGTCGCTGGCACACTCGATGGTGACGGCTCTCTGGTCGTTGGCTGCAGAAGAGGAACACCAGGAGCGGTTCTTCTCTTCCACATACATCCCAATCCGGCCATCGACACCAATGCCGTAGTTACAGCTTGCCTGCCGTGAGGTCGGCAAAAAGATGTTGCCCAGCGTTTCCACGCTGCACTGACCCACCACGCAGTGGGGCGTGATGCGGTCAATGCTGTGGGTGCGCTGCCCGGAGTGGTTCGGGCTGAGTTTGGTGTAGGACACCAGGGGGCTGTTCGTGTAAGCCATGTTATTCATCCTCCTTTTCACTGCGGTCATGAAGCTGCTCCAGCACGGATTTCAGCTTCTGCGGAATGGGCAGTCCCAGGTATGCGGCGTTTTCCAACAGGGACACGCCCTCATTCGACAAATAGAAGAAAATGACGGCGGTACGCATCACCGAGCCGCTGCCGATGACACGGGTGTCGAGAATATGCCCGATGCCGACCAGGGCGAAGATGAGCACCTTTTTGAAAATGCCCTTGAATCCGACTTCGCTGGACAGCTTCTTGTCCACCACGGCGCACATGATGCCGGTGATGTAGTCGATGACTACGAAAGCCAGAAGCGCATAAAGCAAGCCGTCACATCCTCCCAAGAACCATCCCAGCCAGCCGCCGATACCGGCGAATACCACCTGAATGGTCGTCCAGAATTCTTTCATGTTGTTTGTCCTCCTTTGAAATTAAAAATGGGTATGAAAAAAGTGACGCCGGAGCGTCACACTTTTCCGATGGCATAGATTGATACCTTGTAGGTTGCCGATGGTACCGTATTCGGTCTTACGGCAAATATCTTTCCGGGGTTGGTCGTTGTAGACCAGCTACTTGAACTGCCACGCTCCACAAACATGGCGTAATTGCTGTTCTCCGTGGAGATATGGACATGAGGAATTTCCGCGAAGGTAAATGGAAAATTAGGGAGCGCAATTGCGCCGCTCTCATAGAGCACGCCCCATGCCGTCGAAATGGCGGTCGTAAAGGAATACTGACCCCAACATTCCGCTGTACCGCTTTTCCATTTACGGTAATTCCAGATGCCGCTTGTCCCTTGCTGAATGACAAAATCCGCAAGGGGTGAGCCATCCACCCGCATATCCCCGGCAACATCCAGCATGGCTTGTGGCTCCGGCGTGTTGATACCGACCTTCTTTTTCCGCAGCGCAATGAGCGGCGTACCCTGCGGGACAGTAAAATACAGATCCAGACTGCTCAAAGAATAGAGCTTGTCTTGGATCTGCAAATGGAAGTCGTAGGAACTGTTGGCATCCAGATTGCACAGTTCCAAATTGGAGTAGCTGAAAGAGGTTCCGCTTTTTGTCGTGCCGGAATAGATGCTGGTGTAGCTGCCGTAACTGCTCTCACTGGTTTTCTTGTACCGATACCGCACATAAACCACGCTGTTTTTCTGCGTCCCGTCTACGGTAACAGCAGAAATAGAACCGCTGAATTTGAGTTGCATTTCCGCTTCAATGTCGTTGGTTCGTCGGAGAGTCACCGAGGACACCTTCGGCTTTGCGTATGGGATGACCGTAATAGTTTGGGAAACGCTGGCGGTATAACCGCGGGAGTCCGTGACCGTGAGCGTGACCGTTACGCTGCCGGACTTGGCGATCTTTCCAACTGTGATAGCAGACCCAGTTGAATTGGATGCGGATAAACCGTTGCAGGAAGCGGTATAGTTGGAAATGGACGCTCCGTTCTTCGCAGTCGCTGTTCCCGGTGTAACCTTGAGAGTCGAGTAGTCCTGCACGAACAGTTGGTCGTTCCCCGTGAGGTTCTTTGTGGTCGTGTAGCTGTCGGCATAAGTGAATCCGCTTATGGTCGGAGCAGAATTGGTTGCCGTGGTCAGTACCGTGGCGGTCTTGCTTGAGGTGCTGCCGATCTGCGTAGACCCGCTGTAAGACGAAACCGCAAAGGTACCTGTGAACGATTTGATGGACGCCATAGCGTTCAACAGCGTTGTCCTCTGCGCCGATGTCAGCGTAACCGTGCGGTTCGCCGTGCCCTTCGACCAGGAAAGCCCGGAAATAGTCAGGATGCTCGTGCTGCCGTTTTTAAGCACCAGCGTATTGGTGTAGGAGGCTTCGTACACGGTCACATTGATGGTAATGGAAACCGTGGCATTGTCCGCCGTCACCGTGTTGACACTATTCACCACAGCACCGCCCAGCGTCTTGACCGTGGAACTGCCGGAAGTGCCGTAGACATGATTGTACTGCCGCCTTGCTCTGACCCTCACCGTATAGCTCGTGTTCGGCGAAAGCGAGGACAATGTTACGCTGGTGCTGGTGGATGCCGTCGTTGAGAACTGCGTCCAGCTTGAACCGCCGTTTGTGCTGTACTGCCAAATGTCCGCCGTGGCAGAGGATGTAGCGGAGATTTTGAACCCGTTTGCCGTGACATTCGATGTACTGAATGTAACTGTGGGAGCAGAGCGGTCAATGGTAGTC